TGCTCGGTCAGTTAAGCGGGATTCTGGGAACGGCGGCGGCGTTCTATTACGGCGGGTCTAGTGGAAAAAAATAAATGGAAAAGTTAATCGAGATGCTAAAACGCCATGAGGGCGAGGTTAAGACTAATGGACGGCATTTAGCTTACAAATGCCCTGCCGGTTATTGGACTATAGGTATGGGTCGTAATATTGATCCTGAAAACGGTATAGGTTTGTCTGATGATGAAGTACAGTACCTTCTTGAAAATGATATAGAACGGGTCATTAAAGAGTTAAGCTCACAATACCCTTGGTTTTCTTTACTGGATGACGTCCGTAAAGACGCCATGATAGACTTAGGGTATAACTTGGGCGTCGGATCAAGGTTACGAGGGTTTCGACGCGCTTTGGCGGCTATGGAAGAAGCGGATTACGAAACTGCAAGTGACGAGTTCTTAGATTCCAAGTGGGCTAGACAAGTCGGGAGCAGATCAGTAGAGCTTACCGAAATGATACGAACAGGCAAGTATTTGGACGACTAGTTATGGCATATTTCAGACTTGCACTAAAGCCCGGCATTGATAAGCAAAATACTGAATACGGCGCAGAAGGTGGATTTACGGACGGTGACAACGTCCGTTTTCGGTTTGGCCTACCTGAAAAGTTAGGTGGCTGGACTTACTTTAACGGCGCACCCAACTACCTTGTTGGTTTTGCCAGCGAAACTTTTTCATGGAACAACAATGCTGGAACGCCTTACTTAGCCGTAGGTACTAATCGAAAAATTTATGTATCAGTAGGCGGCGCATGGTCTGATATTACACCGCTTCGAGAAACTACAGGAGCCGGCGCAGTTACTTTTGCCGCCGTTAACGGATCGGCTGTCATTACCGTAACAGACACGGCTCACGGCGCAGACACCGGAGACTTTGTTACGTTTTCTGGTGCATCAAGTTTGGGTGGCAACATTACTGCGGCTATTCTAAACGCTGAATACGAGATCACTGAGGTACTTACTTCTTCTACTTATACGATCACAGCCCCTGTTGTAGCTAACGGCTCGGACACAGGCAATGGCGGCGGGTCCATTGTTGGGGCCTATCAAATTAACATCGGTGCTGACCGGAGCTTTTTTGACTTCGGTTGGGGAACTGGAACGTGGAGTGCAGGGACGTGGGGCACGGCAAGGACAGTTGTGGCCCAACCGACTATTTTTGCACGGATTTGGACATTTGATCAATTTGGTCAAGTGCTAATTATGCAGGCGGTCAATGGCTCTATTTACAAGTGGAGTCCCGATGATGGGACAGATCAACGCGCAATAGCTGTTTCAGGAGCACCTACTAAAAGCACGTTTGCTCTAATTACATCCCCTGACAGGCATTTAGTTTGTTTTGGTACAGAGACCACCGTGGGCGATCCAACAACTCAGGACCCGTTGTTTGTGCGGTTCTCGGACCAAGAAAACATCAATGAGTTCACGGAAAAAGTAACCAACACGGCAGGCGGTCAAAAGTTATCGGACGGCAACAGAATAATGACGGCGGTCCGATCACGTGGTCAGGTGCTTATTTTCACGGATACCTCACTGCATGGTATGCAGTACATTGGCCCTCCTTACACATTTGGTTTCCAACAGCTCGGTAGCAACTGTGGCGCTTTAGGACCACACGCCGCTGTTGACGTGAATGGATTAGCTTTATGGCTCGGCCATGAAGCATTCTACGCCTTTGACGGTACGGTAAAGAAACTGCCATGTACGGTCCAAGACTACGTGTTTGGTGACATTAATCTGATTCAGGAAGATAAGGTGTATGCGGCTTTAAACTCCGACTATAACGAAATTACATGGTTTTATTGCTCGGCTGGGTCTGATTTTGTGGACCGCAATGTCACTTATAATTACCTTGAAAACGTGTGGTCGATTGGCTCTTTGGCACGTACCTCGTGGCAGGATGTGGACTCCTTTAGTAAACCCATCGCCAGTGAATATCTTAAAGACAACACCGCGTCTACTATAACGACTATTTATGGCCTGACCGCCGGCAGGAGTCTTGTTTACAATCAGGAAGACGGTCTTAATCAGGCGGATGGTTCGGCTATTTTGGCGTTTATCGAGTCAGGTTATTTTGATCTAGGTGATGGCGAAGAAATGGTTTACATGAAGCGGTTTATACCCGATTTCAAAGACCAAGCAGAAAACATTACAGTTAACCTTTTGCTACGCGCCTATCCTCAGGCTACCGCCAACCCTAGCTCCTTGGACCCGTATACGATTACGCCTACCACGCAAAAGGTAGATACACGTGCTCGTGGGCGACAGATAGCCCTGAAGATTACTAGCTCCACGGTCAATGCTAATTGGCGATACGGAACGCTGCGAGTTGACATCCAACCGGACGGATTAAGATGAGTAAAATTGCAAATGTACGTTTGCCCAACGCGGCACAAGGTGATTACAGCCCACAGCAGTTTGACCAGTTGGTCCGGTCTCTTGAGCAGATCGTCTTACAACTTAATAGCAGTTACACGCCCATAGTCACGCAGCAGACGAGTAACGCACGCGCATGGTTTGAAGGAACTTAAATGGCTGACAAGTACCTACAGCAACGTCTGATACCTGCCGCCGCGACGGAAACCACTGTCTACACGGTCCCTGCTGCCAATACAGCGATCATTAAGTCGCTTAGGGTAACTAACGCAGATGGAAGCAGCAGTAATATTTCGGTCAAACAGTACGATTCGGCGGCGGGTTCTGCTGTGTTTTTATACAAAGAGCAGGCCTTGGCCGCAGATGCTACGGTTGATGTCTTTGGAGGAGTCCCGTGTATATTAGAGACAGGCAATGTGTTGAAGGTTATCTCTTCGCAGGCAAATGCCACTTTTTACCTGTCCTATCTTGAAGTAGACAGGGACTAAGTAAGCGGTCATAATTAAGAAAATTCACGTCTCCCGACGTGCGGTCCTGTGTGGCCCCATAGCTAAACAAAGGATATAACATGGCTGAAGCGATGTCGGGAACTATGCCTTCCCCAACTATAGAAGATTTCACCGTTATCGAGCAGATGCGGGAGCAGATACCTGCGTCAGAAGTCAATGAGACCCTCCTTGCCACGGCGGCTGAAGCCGATCCGATGGCCGTTGCAGAATTCAAAGCAGAGCTACGCGATCTCGAACTGCCTGTTGAAGTGCTTGACGTACTTAACGACATGGTCGATGAGATACTGGCCGAGCCAGAGCGTTACGACGAGATTCGAGCGCACTACAAAACACAAGACATGCCTGATGACATGCTTCCTGAGACCTTTGATCCAGAGTTCTTCGGTGCGTTGAACATGGCGTTAGATGAAATCCGAGCGACCTCTGGAGCACAGGCCAGAGCACCACAAGGTTTTGCGATGGGGGGCATAGCTAGTTTGGGCCGAAACGGCGATACGATGCTTGCCCATGTCACGCCGGCTGAGATGAAGATGCTGAAGGACAAAGGCGGTGCAGGGACAATCAACCCACGCACAGGCTTACCTGAGTTCTTCTCTTTAAGTAAAGTATTTAAAAAGATAGGGAAGGCCGTCAAGAAGTTTGCCAGTAGTACCATTGGCAAGGTTGTTATTTCAGCGGCGTTGTTTATGACGCTTGGTCCCGCAGCGGCTACAGCATTAGGTGTAAAGTCAGCGATAGGAACTGCCGCTGTGTCTGGGTTTGTTGCCGGAGCAGGTAGTTCATTGCTTGCAGGAAATAACCTAAAAGACAGCCTGAAAGCAGGGGCGATTGGCGGTATCACTTCTGGCGCATTACAGGGTTTAACGCCCAACACTGATATAACAGGGGCCACAGGAAATAATGCTCCTGTTATTGACAAAAGTATTTCAGTAACCGACGTGGCCCCTCCTTCTGAAAGCCTGTTAAATGTACCAACTGCGGTTAGTCCGGGTCAGGCTGCCTCGGCAGCGGAAAAAATTGTTCGTTCTCCCCTTTCTTCTGCGGTAGATAAAAGTGCTTTAACTGGTGGGGTAGCCCCGAATCCAGTAACTGAGATTTTAAATAATGCACAAGCTAATGTGATGGCTCCCGTACAGGGGACACAAGCAGGTTTTACTGCGGGGGGTGTTGAAAGCATTATGCCTCCTAATGTTGTTTCATCACCCACTTTTAGAGGTGCAACAATTCCTAGCGGTGGTGTTGAAGGCTTGACACAATCCGTTGCGTCTCCTATGGGTGTTGACAGAGCAGCGATAGATCAAGCTTCACAGCTTGCAAGACTACGCGAAATAACCCCTGCTGGTACAGAAGCGCCGGCGTCAGGATTCTTTGAGAGCATAAAAGAGACTTTTACTCCTGATCGAAGTGTTGGTTTAGGGGAAAGGGTCGATAGTCTCAAAGAAGCGTTTTCACCTTCGGCCATTGAACAAAGGTATGCAGATAACGCTTTTTCTAAAGTAGCTAATGCGTTTGAGATGACAGAAGAAGCTGTAAGGGCTGACCTTATGTCACAAAATCCAACTCAGCTTTTATTAGATGCTTATAACAAAGTGAAAACGCCGGGGATGATTGCTAAATACGCTCCTCTCGCCGGCGCAGGGCTAGGTGTCATGGCGTTGAGTGGTGGATTTGACACGCCACAGCCTGAACTACCTGCTGGGTACGAAGACTTTATGGCAGGCGGCGGACAACGGCTCTTGAGAGAAAACCCTGAAAAGTACGGTTTACGGTTCGGTGGTATTCAACCTTTAAGCAGTTTGTATACGAATTATGCGCCACCTGCGCCGACTTACAATGCAGCGATGGGCAGTGGTCCGCAGGGGGTTGACCCCAACGATTTCCCACGAATGAATGGCCCTATTAACGGGCCCGGCACTGGCACATCGGACGACGTACCGGCGATGCTAAGTGATGGCGAGTTTGTTTTTACGGCCAAAGCGGTACGGAACATGGGCGACGGATCACGGCGCAAAGGCGCGAAGCGTATGTATGCGATGATGAAGAAATTGGAGAATCGAGCGAATGGTTGATACTACTTACCAAACTCAGTTTGTCCGTGAAGCGCCAGAAATTGAAGCGTATAAGCTGGGCATGCTGCAAGAGGCGCAGAACCTCTATAATCAAGGTGTAGCACTACCTGCGACCGAAGCAGCGGGTCTATCAGGCACAGAACTTCAAGCCATTGACTTTGCCAAGCAGGGCATAGGTTCTTTTGAGCCCTACATACAAGCGGCATCCCAAGGGTTGACGCAAGGCATGGATCTAACACAACGCGGCGCGCCTGTCTTAGGCCAAGGCGTCGGCGGTATATTGGGCTCGGCTCAAAGTTATGATCCGACAATGGCCGAAGACTATTTTAATCCGTATTATCAGCAGGTCACGCGGAATGCGCTTGAGGAAATGGAGCGTCAAGCCGCTATTGAACGACCAAGAGAGGCCGCCGCAGCCGTAGCCTCTGGAGCATTTGGTGGCACACGGGAAGGTGTGCAAAGAGCCGAGTTTGATACTCGCCTTGAGGACATGAAGAACCAAAGAATAATGCAGGATTACGCTAACAACTATGCTCAAGCGCAGCAGGCAGCAATGGCAGGCTTTGAGAGCCAGCAGGCTAGACAGTTAGCTGGCGGTCAGGCCTTGGGTCAATCAGCGGCACAGTTTGCTAATCTTGGAAACCAGATGGGTAATATCGGCACGCAGTTCGGCGCACTGGGTCAGGCAACACAACAGCTCGGCGCAGCGGACACGGGTCTTTTGGCTGGTCTGGGTGGCCTTGAGCGACAGATTGAGCAAAGCCAAATAGACGCTATCCGTGCGACTCAACTACAGGATGCAATGGCTCCTTACCAGCAGCTTGGTTTTGTCTCCGACATTTATCGCGGCGCACCAAGCACGTCGATGGCCCTAACTTCGCAAACAGCGCCGAGCGCAAGTCCTCTCCAATCAGCAGTAGGCCTCGGCGTAGGAGCTTTAGCTACCGCCGCCGGCGCTAAAACAGCGGGACTCTTTTAATGGATATGATGATGATGGAAGATGAAGAAGTTGTTCAGATGGTTGATGACGACGAAGTTGAGAATGTCGGCATCATGTCCGGTTTTATGGAGGACATCGAAGAGCTGATGGAAGAAATCTCTGAGGCGGAGATGAACGGAGTCGAAGAAGGTGACGACGCCGACATGGCGCGGATGATGAACCGGACGCCCGATTCTCCTGAAATCTTAATGAATAATCTACGTGGTGACATGCGGTCCATTGACGCTCGACGGGAAGAACTTGCTGATTTAGTAGGCATGCGTCAAGCCGAGGAAACGCCAGAGGGTGTTTTAGCGTTGCTACAGCCCGTGTTAGCACAGCAGGATGCTATGGCCGCAATGCCAATGCCAATGCCTGCGCCGCAGATGCCGCCTCCTCCTATGCCAGCCATGCCTGCTCAACCTGCCGGTATTGAGTCAATTACTGTTGACGAAACAGTTGTTCCGGCGATGTACAAAGGTGGATCAGTCCAAAATTTTAACCGAGGGTCCGGTCAGATGGGCGTGACCCCCGCGCAAAGCATGTCCCCATCTGGTGTTAGATACTATGCCAACGGCACGCCTGAGGCGGGTGTGGTTTCTGATCGACAATACAGCCCTGCTGCGGTTGCTTCAGCGGATCAATACATTAAGACCTTGCTTGCTTCCCAGCCTTCAGCGCCTGCGATGAGCCTGCCTACAATAATGGACAAAGAAGCCGCGTTATATGAGACCTTAGGTCTCGGCACTCCGAAAGAGGCCACGCAGGCACAGATGCTTTTTGATCTTGGTCAAGCGGCTTTGCAGTTTGGTTCTAATGTCGGTGCGGACGGTCAACCCATGAGGGGTTCTGCAGCGGCACGATTAGCACAAGTGGCCGGTCCACTAGCCGGTAGAATAGGCGCGCGTGCAGGTGAGATGAGTAAAGAGGCTAGGGCGCTTAAAATGTTAGCGTTGCAAAGTGCTCAGAATAAAATAGCCACGGCTCAAGCATCAGACGCGGCTTTAGCTAAACAACAAGGCGATATTGCGTTAGATATAGCTACTTTTAAACCACCTAAATTAAGCGCCTATGAAGAAAAAATTCAGGACTTGATGGGTACGAAGAACCTATCTCGACCTGAGGCGGTCGAAATAGTTAACACTAAAACTTTTATTGAACCTAATTCTGGCAACGTAATCGCTTATAACGAGATTTCAGGAGAAGCGGAGGTCATAGACGTTGATTTCCCTGAGCCCCCCGCTGATCCTACTAAACCGCCTGACGTTTTATCCACTGATTTAGCTTTTGACGCGGCAACGGGAACAGGTTTGTTTGCAGGGATTAGGAATTTTTACAGTAGCACTGTCGGTCAACTTCCTTTCTTGCCTTCTGCTTTGAAAACAGAAGAAGCGGCACAAAGATTACGTTTCCTAGAGAGGGACGCTATTTCCTCTCTTGCCACAACCACTCGTCCTTCTGTGGTAGAACAAGCTCGTATTCTTGCTACCATTCCTCAAGCAGTTGATTTCTCTCAAAACCCTGAGGTGGCACAGGAAAGTTTAGCTAATTTTGTGGATTTAATGGGTCAGGTCTACGTTGATGATGTTAAATACAGCAACGATATCTCAAATCCCAAAGCAGAAAGAAACAAGTCCGAAGGTAGGGCTAGAGCAGTACAACGCACAATTAACTCCTTGTTAAAAGAAGATGCTTCTAAGCTATACTTTGATACGATTAATAACGTAATAAAAGTAGAAGCAGGCGAGTTTGGAGAAATGACAAGGGACGAATTAAAGAATGTTAAAGTAGCTACTTTACAGGGCGATGCCCTTAAAGCTTATATCAGCGCCCTTGAAGCATTATAGGTAATAATTAAAAATGGCTGAAGAAAACAACGAACCTAGCCTAGAAGACCAACGCAACCGTGCGTTAGCTTTACAGCTCCAGCTTTCTTTAGAGGATGCGGATACTACTGATGCCCCTGCGAAATACGGTCCTCTTGAGACCGTAAATAGAATGGCGGCTCAAACTTTAGATACACTGGTTTTAGATTACCTACCTGAAAAATGGCAAAACAAACTTGCTGAACTTGGGATAGGTTTTCCCGCAGGATATGAAATGCCGGGTAAAGCAGGTGCAGCCGCTAAAATGGTAGGCACGGCACTTCCTTTTATTGCAGGTCCTGTAGTTGCAGGCAGGCAGTTAGCACAAGAAACGGCCAAGACGCTTGCTCGGCCCGGTATAGCAAGGGGAATGCTAGAGGACATATACCGCACGGCAAAAGCAGCGCCTAAGACTTTCTACGGTTCCGAAATTGCCGCTGCAGGTGCAGCGGGTGCAGCAGGAGAAGCCGCACGAGAAGGCGGCGCGAGTCCTACAATGCAACTTTTATCTGAATTCGGTGCTGGTTTTAGCGCAGGTGCTATACCTACTGTACTGCCTCGGACAGGGCAAAGGATGTATCAATCGGTAAGGTCCAATCTCACCCCTTTTACTCAAGAAGGTGGAGCAATACGTGCGGCTCGTCAAACTCAGCAAAGAGCAGGAGGTGAAGCGCGTGCATTAGAGTTGGCCGATGCGTTGGATGATTTACCGCAAGGCGTTACCCCCGCACAGTTTCTTGGTGACAATGTTTTGATGGCTCAAGAGTCACGGTTAATTGCAGACAACCCTGATCTAGGTAATCAAATCGCTACGGATTTAATGTCAGCACGACGCGCCGCGCAGGAGGAACTTGTTAACTTGCGTGGACAACCCCGCACTCGACAAGAGTGGGAGCAGTCGGTTATTCAGCGTGTTACACCGCCGGGTACTACGATTAAAAAAGCACAGACTGACGAAATGCTTGAGGAGGCATACAAAGCATTTGATCCTTTCTATGATGCGGCAAGAGGCCGTCCAGCAGATTTAAACAAGTTAACCCGTCTTGATATACTGGATTCGGTAGACAATCCCTCAATTATTGCCACCGATGATCAACGGAAAGCGGTTTCTGGATACTTAAAAGACTTAACTACTGCGTGGGAAATGCCCGGACTAGGCGAAGCTAGAAGAGCGGCAGGCACTACCGACGATTTGATTGATATCCGAAGTAAGATAAGAACTGAAAGGCGCGCACAATTGCGCGCAGGAAATCTTGAAAGAGCCGATCTCTTAGGCACTGCTGAAAACACGGTTAGCCGACAACTACAGGATGCACTGCCGCCAGATGTAGCTGTTCAATTAAATGAGACGGACAGGCTCTATCGCCAGTACAAAGTCATTGAAACTGCAATTTACAACAGTGGCGACAACGTGTTATCCGCCGACATGATCTCAGAAGCAATACGCACTAGCGGGTTAACCACGCCATCTAAGTATGCGAGAGGAGCTACTGAAGAAGTTCAAAAGCTACGTGAACTTGCCATTGCTGGCAGAGACGTCGCAGAGTATTTAGGTGATCCTGAACGTGCTTCACTTATTATTCGAGGGCTGGACGATGACGGCAAACGTGCCGTCCAAGCGGAATTTGTAAACGCCCTGCTTAATAGAGCAAAACCGGACGCGGCTGAAATTTCAGACGGGGTAGTCTTAGTGTCCGGTAAAAAACTTACTCGTGACCTTACAGATAACATTCCTGTTATGGAATCATTAGGCATGTCTCCTGAAGACATTGGTCGCGTAAAAGACATTGCCAATAGAATTAACATCATGGAAAAGAAAAGCCCTCAAGCAGTGGGGAAACTTTTTGATGATGGACCTTCGACCGTTATGGAATTACTTGCGGCTTTAGTTGGAGCAAAGCAAGGATCTAACCTTGCTGCAGCGGCAGACATTGGTCAAACTCTTGTACTTGCACAATTCTTTTCTAATCGAGCGCGCAGGTGGTTGACTAGAATAACGAGCGAAAAAGCAGGGCAATTATTAAAAGACGCGGCTACTGACCCCCAACTCTACCAAGCACTTTTGCGTAAGGGCGTTTCTCCTGCCAATAACATCGAATCAGCTAGGTATATCGAAAGTTATTTGTTTGCAACGGGTCAACTTGAGGCGGAGGAAGCTGTTACTCAACTCTCTGATGAGCCCACCGAGACCGAAGAAACAATCGTCGCACCACCGCAGGCCAGTGCTAGAACTGTACCTGCTGCGCCGCAGACTAGGGGTGTAGCCGGTCTTACGGAGCCGGCAGGCGCAGGAGCCCTCCCTACTCCTGTGTCCGCCCCGCCTCCACAGGCCGTGGCCCAAGGGCCAAGCCAGAGTCGAGAGATGATGGATCGACTATTCCCGATGGACATGGTTTAAATTACCTTAGGAAAAATTTATTTTTTTCGGTAAAGGGCGTTCCATCGGGCTCAAGCACTTCCTCCACCTCCTCCGATTGGGTGGCATTTTTAAGACAGTCTGAGCATAGAATAAAGTATTTTTTCTCTCCCCTACACGTTGACTTTACCTGCCATGTTTGAGTGGGCCAACTGCGATGGGTCTTTACACCGTAGTCGG